TAGTGAGTGGTGCGGTGGCGTTTTACTCGCTGGAAATGTCTAAGCGTGAGTTGATGAACCGGTTGGTTTCTCAGGTGCTTTCTATCCCGATGGATTCCCTTGACAGGGGTTTGCTTGGAGTGGTGGAGAAGAAACGCATTGATGAACGCGGTGGCGAGTTGCACAACCTGCTGACTATCAATGATCGTGGCAATCAGTCTTTGGCTTCGATTCGTAACTTTGCCCGTTCTATCAAACGGCAGGGTGTGCCGCTGAAAGCAATCGTGATTGACTATTTGGGTTTGATTGCTGATGTGCAGTCGGGGCGCAACCGCTATGAAGCGATGACAATGGTTAGCGGTGCGTTGAAAGCTTTGGCGAAAGATTTGGACATTCCGGTTATTGCGTTGGCGCAGTTGAACCGCAATGTTGAAGCCCAAAAAGAATCAATGCCTAAAATGTCTGACTTGCGCGATTCGGGTTCGATTGAGCAGGATGCGGATGTTGTGATTTTGTTGCACCGATCTAAGGAAGAACCTGGTGTGATGTGGTTGAATGTGGCTAAGAATCGCCACGGCCAAACAGCGACTTTGCAGTTCAAGTTTGAAGGGCATTACAGCAGGATAGGAAACGACAAATGACTTTGAAGATTGGTTCGTTGTTCAGCGGTTATGGTGGGCTTGACTTAGCTGTTTCTGCTGTGACTGGTGGTGAAGTGGTTTGGCATTGTGAATGGGATGATGCGCCAGCGAAAATTTTGGAAAAGAATTTTCCGAATGTTCCTAACTTTCGGGATGTTTCTAAGGTAGATTTCACACAGGTAGAAAAGGTTGATATTTTGACTGGTGGGTTTCCCTGCCAAGATTTGTCACTTGCCGGCAAAAGGGCTGGCTTAAAGGAAGGCACACGAAGTGGATTATGGATTGAGTTCGCAAGGGCAATTGAAGAACAGCAACCAAGACTTGTTGTCATCGAAAATGTCAGGGGCATCCTTTCAGCCGCAGCACATAGCGACTTGGAACAATGTGAGTGGTGTTTGGGTGACGGATCAGGTGAACCTTCTTTGCGGGCACTTGGAGCTGTGGCAGGAAGTTTGGCCGATATCGGGTATGACTGCAAATGGACAGGTATTCGGGCTTCCGACACAGGCGCACCACACAACCGATTTAGGGTTTTTATCATCGCCTACCCTTCCAACTGTTAGAGCGGCGCAGGGTGATTCTAGAAACATAAATATTTGGGAACGTGATTCGTCTAAGCCGCAGAATTTAGAAAATGCTATTTTTCACGTTTTGCCAACACCTAACACAATGGATAGGTTGCCAGCAAGAACACCAGAAAAAATTGCTGAAAGTAAATTGCGCACCCCTGCTGGTTATAGCAATTTGCGTGAATCAGTTGTTAATGATTTATTGCCTACACCCAAAGCTTTGGATGGTGTAAAAGGTAATTTGAAAACTTCGGAAGAACGCATCGAATCGGGTCATCAGGTTGATTTGCCAAATGTTGTGCTTGACCTGGTTGATTCCAATCAAGAAATTGCATTGTTTGGAACTGTAACAACTGCCACTTCTGGTAGGTCACCTGAGTTTCGTGGCAATGGAACAAGTGTTGTTGAGTTTGCGGAAGAAGTAGCAGAAAAACTAAACACGCAACAACTGCTTCCGACTACAACAGCAAGCGATTGGAAAGGGCCAAACAATAGCGGATCAGGTTCGGCTTCTTCAAATGGCATTGCAACTGTCGCGGATAATTTGCCAGCAACTTCTTGGGGCAAATTTGAACCTGCTATTCGTCGCTCGGAAAGTGTTTTACAGAAAAAAACCCACCCCCCATAAATACGGGGGGCAGGTGTGGTGTGGTTTGGGTGTTTGTTGGTTGGTTAGGTGATTGGTTTGTTACCGCGACTGCTGTTGCAAGTGCGATGGGCGGGGGCTAGTGGACTGTTTGGGTTTCCTGCTTCGATGTGATCGGCTGTGATTTCGTTTCTGTTGGTGAAAGCTTTACCGCAAAGGTGGCAATGTGTTGCTGTGTCTTTTATGTGTTGGCGTGCGCGGCGGTAGGTGGGTGACCGGTATAGGGTGCGCTGGTTCTTCTTATCGTTGATTGCTTTCATTCGTTCAGCTTCGTGTTGGGGGCAGTAAGCAAAACCAGGTGCGCCGATTCTTCCACACTTCAAACAAGGCTTAGGGAACTTCATCGTGCTTGACTACCCCAGCCGTTACCCTTGAACACTAACCCTGCAACCCTGTAATCCCTACTCATAGAGTCACCGCACTTAGGGCAGTCAGGTTTGGTTTCGTTCTCTGTGATACTGCGCACAATGGTTAGTGCTTCATCACAGGTTGCGCATAGGTAGTTGTAGGCTGGCACAATTTTCTTTTCTTCGGCGGCGTTTAGGTTTGGTAGCTGATTGATCGCCTGTTGGCTAACCTGCCTTCATACAATGCACCAGCAACACATTGGGCTGTGGATGCGGTGGGAATCGAACCCACGTCTTGTTGCGTTCCCTTACAGGCTTTCACAACAATCAAACCCTTTCGCACCCGAACTGGTGAGTGTCAGGCCAAGCCCACTATTCGTAGGATTGCACCCACCAGCCAAAAGGTTCTTGCTAAAACTAAAACTATTCAATCACAAGCTTAGACACCGAACCCGTAAAGGGTTTGCCCTGCTCAACAACGAAGGTAACCAAACCAGGTTGGCTATCTTCACCGCTACTGCGCATATACCAACCCGACCCGTTATCAAGGGTGGCTGCCTGAACCCAGAAACGTGACCTGCCTTTGCTGTCTGATCCCAGTTCCTGAACTCTTAGGTGGTGGAAGTGACCGCTAACAAGGATGGTTGCGCTACTTAGTGGGCTGTTACCAAAGCTTGACTTGCGCCAAAAGTCAGGAATACCATCAGGGCGTGAAACCTGATGACCGTGCATCAAACCAATCCTGTGACCCAACACATCAATAGTCAAAGCTTCATCGTGTGTTGCTGGTTCAAAGAAACGCACCGGTAATTCTTTTTCGGCGGCAAGCCTAGCCAACTGCCGACCAATGAAAACACCCCAATCATCTGTGGGTGTTCCCACAACCTGTTTCTGCACACGCCATTGGCAATGATTAGAACCAACCGAAGCATAGGTTATGTCTGGCACAATCGCTGCCAAGTCTTTCAGCAACTCCCACAAAATCGTTGCCGCCAAATCCAACTGCTGCATAATCGAAAGGTCATTCGTTCGAAGCTGTTGCAAGTTAGCGGCATTACTGAAATTCTCAATCAGGTCACCCACATCAAACACAACAACCCGACTAGGCTTTTCCCGTTTCACTTGCGCCAGCAACTGCGCCTTCACATCTTCAACCCTGCTCAACAAAGCTTCAACACCGCCCCTGTGATCAACCTTGCCAATCTGCAAATCCGACCAGCACACAATCAAAGCCTTATCAGCGACCTGTATAGTTTTCGCTGATTTCTTTACAGGTTTCTTTGCGGCAGCAAACAACGCTGGCAAATCGGCAACCAAAGTTTTCAGGCGTAAATGAAACCGGTAACTGGTCAGCCACTCGCCGTCATACCTTTGCCAACGGCTAGTGCGTGGGTTGCCAACAACTTCATACTTGTCAGCCGAATAACCTGCTTCTTCCAAAAAGTCTAGGAAATCAACACCATCCGCTAACCCGTTAGTTGTGGCAGTTCCTTCCGCCCCATCAAACTCCACCGCCACAGGGCCAAGCGGTGATTGTTCAATTCGGGGGGCAGGTTTCAAGTTTTCCAGCATGAACAGCCTTTCAATCGGTGTCGCTTAATTATCGCACCACCAAGCTTGATGCCACGCAAACCCAACGCCGTTTCTAACGCCTGATATTGCCAATCAGGATTCATCACAGCGGCAGCCAAAATGTCGGCATCAACCTTTTCAAGTGTTTGAAGCACAGTTCGAACCTTGCAAGGCCACACTTTTGCTGGCGGTTGCAGATCACTCAACAAGCTCATTACTCGCCAACCAACTTGATGGAGTTCGCCCACACCTGACCAGCATCGCCACCCCAAGCATCCCAAGCCACCCGACCAGGTGACGGAAAACCATCTTCACCGCGCACAAAACCCTTAGCTTTCTTATCGTTTTCGTGCCTAGCG